GTTTATAAAATAAAAGAAACGGGAACCGGTGCTGATAAAATTATACCAAAAGATGATTCTTTTAATCCACCAGAAGAAAAAGAAGGGGGATACTCTAGATTATTAAGATCTATAGAATGCTTGTATGACGGAGCCATGATTCTTGGTACTGATAAGTTACTTAAATGGGAAATGTCTAAAAACATGATGCGTCCTAAAAGTGATTTTACTAAAGTTAAAATGAACTATGCCATTGTAGCGCCTAGAATATATAATGGTAAAATAGATTCACTAGTAAAACGTATTACTGGCTTTGCTGATATGATTCAACTTACTCATTTAAAACTACAGCAAGTAATGTCTAGAATGGTTCCGGATGGCGTTTATCTCGACGCAGATGGTTTAGCCGAAATTGATTTAGGTAATGGAACTAATTACAATCCTCAAGAAGCCTTAAATATGTTCTTTCAAACTGGTTCTGTTATTGGTAGATCGTTCACGCAAGATGGTGACATGAATCCTGGTAAGGTACCTATTAAAGAAATAACAAGTGCTAGTGGTGGTAATAAAATGCAAGCTCTTATTGGTAATTACAATTATTACTTACAAATGATAAGAGATGTAACTGGACTTAACGAAGCTAGAGACGGCAGCATGCCAGATAAAAACGCCTTGGTAGGAATACAAAAATTAGCAGCTGCAAACAGTAATACAGCAACAAGACATATATTACAATCAGGCTTGTTTTTAACAGCTGAAATAGCAGAGTGTTTATCTCTTAGAATATCTGATATTATAGAATACTCACCAACTAAAGATGCTTTTATTCAAGCTATAGGAGTTCATAACGTAGCAACGCTTGAGGAAATGTCAAATTTACATTTATATGACTTTGGTATATTTTTAGAGTTAATGCCAGACGAAGAAGAAAAGGCAAAACTCGAAAACAATATACAAATGGCTTTGCAACAACAAACAATAGAACTAGAAGACGCTATTGATCTTAGAGAGATACGTAATATTAAATTAGCGAATCAAATGCTTAAAATACGTAGAAAAAAGAAAATGGATAAAGATCAAGCCATGCAACAGCAAAACATGCAACAGCAAGCTCAATTAAATCAACAATCTGCTCAAGCGGCTGCTCAAGCTGACGTGCAGAAAAACCAAGCAATAACTCAAAGTCAAGCTCAGTTAGAACAAATGAAAGCTCAAATTGAATCTCAAAAAATGCTACAAGAAGTTCAAATGAAAAAAGAATTAATGGCTCTAGAGTTTCAATATAACATGCAGTTGAAGGGAGTTGAAGTTGATGGCATGAAAGACAGGGAAAAACAAAAAGAAGATCGTAAAGACGAAAGAACAAAAATACAAGCTACACAGCAATCAGAAATGATTGATCAAAGAAAAAGTGGTAAACCACCTAAAAACTTTGAGTCCGCAGGTAATGATATACTAGGTGGAGGATTTGATTTAGGTTCGTTTGACCCTAAGTAAATTATTAATTATTATTATATTATATTATGGAAGAAAAATTAGAAGAAGTAGTTGAAGAAACTACCGTAAATAATCAACAAGATCCAGGTGATGAACACATACCTAAGGTTGACGAAAGTAAATTTGAATCTGCTGGTGATGACAGTGTTATAAAAGTAGATTTAAGCAAACCAGTAACACCAGAAGAAAATGAAACTAAAGAAGATAACGCTGACGACAGCGGAGTGGTTGCAGAGTCTAAAGATGCCGAGCCCACACAAGAACAAGAAGAAGTACAACCGGAAAGTGAAGCACAAGAAACTCCAGTATTAGAAGAAATTACTGAAGATTCTACTGAAGAAAAAGTTGCGGAGGCTGAGGAAAAAATAGAAGAGGCCGTTGCTGAAGCTGAGGCTACCGGTAAACCACTACCAGAAAACATCCAAAAGTTAATGGACTTTATGGAAGAGACTGGTGGGGATTTAAGTGATTATGTTAAGCTTAATCAAGATTATTCAAAACTAGATGATCAAAATCTATTATATGAGTACTATAAGCAAACAAAACCTCATTTAAACAATGAAGAAATTAACTTCCTTATGGAAGACTCGTTCTCTTACGACGAAGAAGAAGATGAAGAAAGAGATATACGAAGAAAAAAATTAGCGTTAAAAGAGCAAGTTGCCAACGCTAGAGCCCACTTGGACGGGCAAAAGTCCAAATACTATGAAGATATTAAAGCTGGAAGTAAGCTCACAACTGAGCAACAGAAAGCTGTAGATTTCTTTAATAGATATAACAAAGAGTCAGAAGCAACTCAAAAAACAGTTAAAAAGAACTCTGATATTTTTACACAGAAAACTAACCAAGTTTTTAACAACAAGTTCAAAGGTTTTGAATATAACGTTGGTGATAAAAAATACAGGTTTAATGTAAACAATGCTGAAGAGGTTAAAAATACTCAAAGTGATATAAGCAATTTTACCAAAAAGTTTTTGGATAAGAATTCTGCTTTAACAGACGCTAAGGGTTATCATAAATCTCTATATACAGCGATGAATGCCGATGCTGTTGCAAAGCACTTTTATGAACAAGGAAAAGCTGATGCTATGAAAGATAGTGTTGCTAAAGCCAAAAATGTTAATATGGATCCAAGACAAAGTCATGGAAAAATTGAATCAGGTGGTATGAAGTTTAAAGTGTTAGGTGAAAGTTCTTCTGGTTTGAAGTTTAAAAACAATAAATTTAAAAAATAATAATTAAAACAATTTAAAAATGGCAATTACAAGTGCGAGTGGTATAGATGCTGCTCCAAGAAAACACACGTTGGCTCAAAACTATGTAGATTTTACATCTGCAGCAACAGAAGGATGGGCGCAACAATACTTACCAGACCTTATAGAGCAAGAAGCTGAGGTTTACGGTAAAAGAACAATTTCAGGTTTCTTAGCTCAAGTTGGAGCTGAAGAAGCTTCTGCTGCTGACAGAGTTATATGGTCAGAGCAAGGTAGATTACATTTAGCTTACACGGCTACTTATAACGATAACAATACTGATTACACTATCGTAAACGATATCGACGGAAACTCTGTTGGTGCTGATCACGGTATTAGAGTTGGTGATATGGTTCTTATGTCTGTAGCTGATAAAACAGCTAGAGGATATGTTTCTCATATTGATCCAGATGGTGATGATACTGATCAAATTAGAGTTATCGCTTATGCTGCTGCTAATATGACTACAGCTTTAGGATCTACTGCTACTACAGCTGGCGCTGTAAGAATATTAGTTATTGGTTCTGAATTTGAAAAAGGATCTTCCGCAAGAAGTTCTGCAAATTCTCCTAAATTCAAATCACACTCTAACAAGCACATCATAATGAGAGACTTCTACCAAGTAAATGGTTCGGATGCTTCTGCAATTGGATGGGTTGAAGTTTCTGGTGAAGAGGGACAAAACGGTTACTTATGGTATTTAAAAGCTGAAGGTGATACTAGAGCTCGTTTTGCTGACTACTTAGAAATGACTATGTTAGAAGCTGAAGCAGCTGTTGATGATGCTGGTGCAATTGGTGGTACTGACCAATCTACTAGTGATGGTACGGAAGGTTTATTCCAAGCTATTACAAATAGAGGTCACCAAACTACTGGTGTTACTGGTGTTAATGCTGCAACTGATTTAGCTGAATTTGACGCTATCTTAGCTGTATTTGATCAAAATGGTGCTATTGAAGAAAACATGATGTTTGTAAATAGAGGTACTTCTTTAGCTATTGATGACATGTTAGCTTCTATGAATTCTTACGGAGCTGGTGGTACTTCTTACGGAGTATTTGACAACTCAGAAGACATGGCTTTAAACTTAGGTTTCTCAGGATTCCGTAGAGGTTCTTATGATTTCTACAAGTCTGATTTCAAATACTTAAATGACAAAGGTGCTAGAGGTGCTTTGAATGACACTGTTACTAACATTAGAGGAGTTGTTGTTCCTGCTGGTGTATCTTCAGTTTATGATGAGCAGTTAGGGAAAAATATGAAGAGACCATTCTTACATGTACGTTACAGAGCTTCTGAAACTGAGTCTAGAAAACTAAAGACTTGGGTTACTGGTTCTGTTGGTGCTGCTACAGATGGTGTTGACGCAATGAAAGTACACTATTTATCTGAAAGATGTTTAGTTACTCAAGGTGCTAATAACTTCATGTTAATGAACTAAGCACAATTATTTTAAAGGAGGGACGGCATACACGCAAACGTTCTCTGTCCCTCCTTTATTTTTATTAATTTTATTATATATTATATTATGGCAAAAAAGAAAAAAGTAGAGGTAGAAGAACCTCAAATTCAAGAAGAAATAGTGGTTGAAACAGCTCCGGTTGTAGAGCAACCAAAAAAACAAACAAGAAAAGAACCTGCTAAAAATGTTATTGGTAATTGGGAAATAAAAGATAGAATGTATTTCTTAACAGACAACAAGTCACCACTTACTTATTTAATAAGAGGTAGTAACATATTTTGGTTTGACGAAGAATCTGGCTACGAAAGAGAGCTTAAATATACTTCAAATCAAAGAACGTGTTTTGTTGATGAAATGAAAGGTGATCAAAGATTAGAGCATATTATTTTTGAAAACGGACAGTTGTTTGTCCCTAAAAATAAAACAGTTTTACAAAAATTACTATCTTTATACCACCCGCATAAAGATAAAGTATTTTTTGAACACAAACCAACTGAAATAGCTAAAAACGAAGTTGAAATTCTAGAACTAGAAGTTGACGCTTTAATGGCTGCTAGAAATCTTGATATTGATACAGCTGAAGCGGTTATGCGTGTTGAAATAGGTTCTAGCGTTACTAGCTTGAGTTCTAAGGAGCTTAAAAGAGATTTATTAGTATATGCTAAGAAAAACCCTGAGTTATTCTTAGAGTTAGTTGCTGATGAAAATGTAATGCTAAGAAACTTTGGTATCAAAGCTGTTGAAGCAGGTTTGTTAAGATTATCTCCAGATAGAAGAAATTTCTTATGGGCTTCTAATGATAGAAAGCTTATGACAATTCCTTTCGAAGAGCATCCTTACTCAGCGTTAGCTCAATGGTTCAAAACTGACGAAGGAATGGAGATTTACTCCAATATTGAAAAAAGATTAAATTAATCTAACTGTAGATGCAGTCGCTCTACGGGGCGATTGCAAACTACAAATCAT